AGCCCGAGTGTGGAATCCTTTAACCTGTGAGGTCATCTTCTGACCAGCCGGGTCAGTAAACTCCACGAAGACCTTGAAGGGTCCTTCATGTACGTGCGGCATAAAGCCGGGTATCTGTTTGATAGGTTCGTAGCCACGCTTTGCCAGAGACTCATTCATGAGGTCGAACATCTTGTCAACCATCTTGGTCTCAGACAGGTAGGCATCTATCACATGAGGAGCATGGCCCTTGGCTTCCAGCATCTCTCTGGTAGGCCATTGCAAGCCTGCCAGCATCAGTTCGTTACGACCCGCAAGGCTGTTGTCGTAGTAGGACGAGATTGCCATCTTGGCATCCTTATCCTTCTGCTTCAACTTGTCAAAGGGATTCATCCATGCCTTGACCTCATGCAAGAACTGTTCACCCATGATCTCATACTCACGAGTCTTGTCAATCCAGAAAGCCTGTACCAGACCAGCCAGATTCTTGTTCTTCATGTTCTTGAGGATGGTAGCAGGCATGACAACCATACCCTCATCCCCGAACAGACCACGCTCATCGGCAGGAGTCAGCCGATCCATGTCGTAGTCCTCTTTGAGTTGAGGAATGAACTCATCCACAGAACGTGGGTCCATGGCTGTCTGACGGTCAGTGCGATTGAGCTTCCGATAGTCCATGTCTTCCCCAATGACACGGATGATCTTGTTCCTGTTGGCAGGGTCCCACCATCTCTCGGCATTCTTCTCGACAAACTCTTTCCAGTATGGATCAGTGTGCTGGATACTCAGGCGATCCCTGAATTCATTGAACGTAGCTGCTTGACGCAGAAGGTTACGCATCGAGTGGGCATCCTGAAAGACCTCAGCACCACGCAGTCTCTTGCTATTCTCCACCTGTGCAGCATCGAACTTCTCTTTCAGTTGGTTGCCTTTGTCCTCAAAGGTACGGCCCTTGGTCCGCATCTCAGGAGTCATGTTCTCAGTCAGGCCAGCCACATGGTCATAGGCAGTAGAGAAATAGTTACGTTCTCCCATAGTACTCTCGCCCGGAATGAACAGGTCCTTGATGGCTCTGTAAGCCGCTTGGAACATATTACGGATAGGCGCACCACCACGCTTGTTAGCCAAGCGATCCATGGTCTCCTTGGACCCTACGAGATTACGCAGAGTCCGCTGGAACTCAGGACGACTCTTGACATCTGTGACAAACTCATGGAGGTTCTGGAACCCATGTAGTTCCTTGGAATAGGTGCCATCATCCTTGACCTTAGGGATACCGGGATTCTGACGATTCCATTCCTCATTTGCTTCCTTGAAGACTTCATGAAGATCAGCAACCCGTCCCATCAAATCCTGTTGGGGTGGGGTAAGCTTCTCCATCTCAGTGGGGTTGTCTTTAACCTTGTCATAGAGATCGATAGCTGCTGAGTTGATAGCATGATCAGCTTCATGGAGTATCTGATGGTTCAGGTCTGGGTGATCTTTATTGATAGAGATACTGTCAGTACCTCGTTCATAAGTACTGGGGTCCTTGCCCTCATGTCCATAGACAGCCACTTGATCCAAACCAAGTACATCATTGAGGTTGCGATAAGTTTGAGCAAGAGCACGCTGATGAGGTTGAGCATCAGGGTTATCAGCAATGATGTCCAGATGTTCTTTAAGGTTATGGGGTACGACACTGGAGTCAGTGACATCCATGCCTTCCACTTGAGGGCCGGGAGCAGGGTGCTCATCCAGCATAGCCTTCTGTTCATCTGCCGGAGTCAGACCCCGACTAGTAGTATACCGATCATCAGTAGCACCGATGATACCATCAAGAACATTTCCCATCGCCGCAGTACGGCTTTGTGCGTAAGCATCTAGAACTTCTCTCATCTTAGCATTACGATTACCGGCATCAACCAGTTGATCTACTGATCCAAACTTGTTGGCCTTGATGTCAGAAGCTACCTTAGGACCAAGGAGTATAGAATAAACTCCGGCAAGGTTCACAGCCGCAGAAGCTTGAGGGAAGCCAGCACGTTCCAAGCGTTCACCCACAGCCCCACCAGTCATAGCCCATGGAGAACCAACTAGATCGCTACCCGCTTGGTAGCCCGATCCTGTAATATCAGCCCCTTCAGACAACTGTTGCGAAGCATTAGTACCAGCTTGAGTAATATCCTTCATCATAGAGACAGGATCAACTGGAGTACCACCAGCCATGTGGGTGAATGGTATGAGTTGATTAATCGCTTCCTTGGTCATGCCATACATACCAGCAAGACTTCCACCAATACCAGCCATAGCTTCCACAGGATGATCTACAAATCCTTCACCTATAGATTTAGCCTTGTTTATTACGTCAGCAGTTGGGTCTTGCCACCAGTCTTTGTCAGTACCAAACCAAGGTTGTTGCTGATCCGTCGGAGCAGGCACATCGTTGTGCCATGCAGGAGCAGGGGTATCATTGGCCCAAGGAGCACCATCCTGTTGCCCTTGCACTGGTACATCATTAGCCCATGGCGCAGCATCTTTCTTAACAGGAGGTCCTGCTGCCGATACACTTAAAGCCGCAGGATCATCTTGAGGTCCTTGGTAGTCTTGTAGAATTTGTAAAGCAGTTCGTGTATCACCACCATTCATGGCAATAACTTTTGCAGTAGGCGGCTTTTCTTTAGCAGCCAACTGGAAGTCTGCCTTCGTGGGCATAGCTTGTTCGACACCACCATACGTGGTATCTAAGGGTGGATCATTTGCCCACGGATCAGCCATTAACCGCCTTTAATATAGAGATGCCCATCAATGCCTTTGTACGGCTTGCCCGGCTTAGTAGCACGATATGCCTCTACATCAGCAGGCCCCGGAGACCTAGGTTGTGGAGGGCTGGTGGGTTCTGGGGGAGGTGGAGGTGAAGCGTTGTCCGATGCTCCCGGAGGCCCACCAACAGGTGGTGCATCAGCTTGGCTGGCAGTAGCCGCAGTAGCAGGAGGAGTCCCACCACCGGGCGGTTGAGGATTGATGATAGGACCAGCCCGTTGAGCCACATTACTTGTCGGAGGTGTGGTAGTCGGTCCCACGGACGGACCAAGATCGAGATTAGCCGCAGGCAAGTCAGCCCTGACATTCTTCGCAGCCGGGAACTGAGCCTGTACAATCGCCTTTACTCGACTGTTGATGAAGTCATCATGTGTCTTAACCATCAGCATCTTAACCAATTCAGGTTGTGTATAGGCATTACCACTTGCTGACTTGAGTGGTACTCCCTCATCTTTGGCTTTCGCTTGAACTTCCTTGAGACCTAAAGAAGAGTCCGCATCTTTCTCTGCTTGCATCTGTGAGGTTGCTTGGGTACGATCTTCAGGACTTAAGTTGTTACGGATGATTGCTGTAACCTGACCAACCTGATTTGGAGTCATATAGTTCTGACCCTTATCATCCACCTGTTTCTGAACAGCCATCTGAGTCGTGTTGATAACACGCTCATTGTTAGGCATGTGGAACAGCATGTTGTAGAACTCACCAACCTTACCAAGCTGTGCTGCCGAGACAGTAGCTTCAGTAGTCATCTTGGTTCTACGCTCTTCCGACTTCAGTTGTTCACCTTGGAACTGGGTACGTTGAATGAAGTCAAGGGTATTAGGAGCAGCCAAGGCTCTGGTGTGAATCAATTGCATTTCCTGAGGACCGGCCAGATCAGGAACATCCTTGATCCCAGCATCAGTCAGCATCTTCAACATCTGGTCGTGCGCTTTCGTGCCCGGCATAGATGCTTCAGGGTTGTTCTTGGCGAACTCATCAGCTTGGACGTATGCAGCACCATGATTCTTGACCACTTCAAGCTGGTCATTGGACATCTTGGCTAGGTTAGCTTGTGTTTGAGCACTGAGAGCCGAAGTCTGAAGTGCCGCTTGTTGACCACTGTCGTACCCAGCTTGCTTAGTCTGGATATCGGACATATTCAACTGGCGTTGAGCAGCAAGATTGGGGTTATCCAACAGAGCTTGTTGAAGGATGTTCTGTTGCTGTTGGTTCTGAGTATCTTGAGCCGTCTGGTTAAGAGCGTTGTTGGTGAACTGATCTTGCATGTTCTCACCAGCACCAAAACCCGCCAGAAGCGGGCTGTTAACCATACCAGAGGGAAGTGTAGTAGCTCCACCAAATAGGTTCTGAACAGGTAACATCTTATGTCCCTCCCGGTGCTACACCAGTGTTGTTGTTAGGCACAGTTGAACCTAGATCATTTGCTGTGTCATTAGATGGATCATAAGGTACACTTGGTGTTTGTTGGTTGTTCACAATCTTACCCGGATCATTGTTAGGATCGTAGGTGTACGCCCCCGGAGTGCCGGGTGGTTGAGCACCACCAAAGAGATTCTTGATGACACTAGCTGTGTCAACTGTATTACCACCACCTGTGTTGTTACCCGGCCCAAATGGAGACAGGAGAGCATTCACTGCATTACTTTGCGATGCAATATTACCTTGCATACCGGTTTGCAATATACTTGCCGCAGCACTAGGACCTATATTAACCCCAGCCTGTTGACTGTATTGATTGATCGTATCGTTATAGGTCTTCTGCGCCAAGCCTTGAGCAAAGGTCATCATATCAGGATTGGTACTACCAGCACCCACACCAAAAGAACGATTGTCACGATTAGCCACAGCCCCAAGCCCTTGAGAGAGGGAGAACTGATACCCCGGCGTATTGACGATAGAGCTTGGATCAGCCTGTAACGCTGCAAGTTTTTGCGCGGCAGCATCTCTGTATGCTCCGTAAGGATTGAGAACACCAGCATACTTCTCAGCTTGCTGAGTGTATTGACCGGCATTCTTGTATTGCTGGTAGGCTGTAGCCAAGGCTGGGAACAGCATGGCGGTGTTGGTAGTACCTAGACCACCACTGCCGGTCGGTGATCCTCCCGGTGTCGTATTGCCGGGATTCGTAATGCCTGTTGTGACTCCAGAGGCGGCAGCTTTGATAAGGGGAGATAAGGCAGTGGCCCACTCAGGGTGAGCAGACGTAACATTACCCAACATTGTCGAGACATGCTGATTGACTTGAGCATCAGTCCAACCCGGATTAGCTTCTTTTAGCTGTTGTTTGTAGAGGTCTACGTCTGCTTGGGTTGGAGGGCCATTGTCGGTTGTAGAACCACCCGGTCCATTGGCACCGTTGTCTCCCGTACTACCTCCATTATTGCCGAAACTACCAGACGCAATATCTCCAGCAGCATCACCCGAAGTTTGCATGGATGGATCATTAGTATAAATAGTACTTGGATCACTCAGACCCGTATCAATGGTAACATCACCCATTATTTCATTCCTTTCGCAATACTTTGTAGTGCAAGGTTTGGAAGATACCTACTCCAATCAAACGTACCACCTCTAGCAATGTTGATTCCAGCACTGACTAACGGAGCGTATTTGGTCCAATCAAATCCACCTGTGGACGCAAGAATACCGGAGTTATCAAGAGCACCTCCAGCCACTTGTTCTGCAAGACTGATACCTGTATTCTTTCCCCCACCCGGTAAGGAACTAATACCACCCTTGACAAGATTAGGAAACATCTTCTGAAACCACGCCGATGAGCCAGCTAGAGCATTACCTGCTGTAGCGGCACCCCCTTGAGCTATGGCACCACCAGCTATATCTGAAGCCGTCTGGTCACCAATCATGGCACCAGCAGTGGCTCCCCCAGCATTGTCAAGCCCTGCAAACAGAGGGGCTGCTGCACCACTTGACATGATTGTGGCAATCGCCATTGGAATCATTGGGGCGATTTTCCAGAATGTGTCCATCGGACTCTTCTGATCGATGTTAGCCAGAGTTGTTAACTTCCCCCAGTTCGGATCATCATAGACCGCATTGGAATCAATCAGTTTTTTATTCGTATCAAAAGAACCTGAACTATCATTCTCTTGACCTGTGTAAACAATTCTTCCCAGTTCCCCTTGATTCGTGCCTTGGGGAGTATTGGGGTTATAGTCTGAGTGCCCTGCAAAGGAAGCTGGTACAGCCCCACCAAAGTACTGGACAGTCTGTTGATCTCCACCATCTGCCCCGCCAACCTTCTGCGGCCCACCTAATAGCCCTGCGGAGGTTAACTTCTGTTGTTCGTTCCACTGATCTTCGGATTGCTGATACACGTCAGGATGAAGGTCTTTCATCAAGCCCATGGAATTGCCATCGGTATCATAGACCATCTGCTGACTTGGATCATTCGCAACCGGATTGGCTTGCAGGTAATTCATCTGCTGAATATCATTCTGCGTAATACCCGGGGGTAATGCTCCCGCTGTAGGGGCAGCCGCTGGAGTACTAGGTTGATATGCAGAGAAATCAAACGCCATGATTAGGCTCGGTTATAAAGGACTCTTCCACCCCCACCACCTGTATTCTGGAATTGGTTGGGATTGGTGAAATACCTAGGAGGAGCAACAGCAGGCGGTGGAGGTGCTACTGCCGGAGCGGGCTTAGGTGCAAGTGCTGGATTAGCTGACGTAATCCCATTACCATTGTTGATGACTCCTGTAAACGTTCCATTAGCCCCACCACGAGTTTGGTAAGCTGGATTGTTAGCATACGGATTGATAGGCTTGGTCGTTGTATTGGCTGGATTAGGAGGCACAACCGAAGTATTCGACGTGGAAGTAAGATTAGTTTTCGGAGCGTTAGGATCAACTGTTCCCATCTGACCCGAATTAGCTGCTCCTAATGTCTGTGGTATGGCTACACCCGTTGTAGCGCCATTACCTGCCGCTGTGGGCACTGCTCCATTGAAGAGACCATTGCTAGGAACCCCACCCATGTTACTGCCAAGGTCACCTTGACCTGAGAGGTTCATGTTCTGGATGGCGTAGGTGTTAGCACCGTTTGGATTGAACTGTGAGGAATCCATCATCTGTTGACGGATGGCATTCCCGGCAGCGCCATACAATCCACCTTGCCCAGCCGCATTGTTAGGATTACCCGTGCCGCCACCGAGATTATTGACGGCAGCACCAGCACCTCCGGGAGCATTGCCATAACCAGACTGTCCCGGTTGAATATTATACGATCCCGGAGCGTTATTAATCCATGCCGCATCCCCAACCATTTGACCATTCTCCATGCCAAATGATCCACCAAGGTTGGTGTTAATCGTAGCACCAAGAGTCTGGGGATTGACAGCCTCTCTACCGCCCGGAGCCGCAGGATTAGCTTTGGTGATCTGACCAGTCTGCGGGTCCATGTGATAACCAGTCAACCCCTGTTCGGAAGCATAGATTTGACCAGCCGTCAAACCCAGTTGAGCAGGAGAGATATGATTAGCCATCGCCCACAAGTAGGTTTGTGGTACATCCATACCCTGAGGTTTGTTCGCTAACGATTGTTGAGTGCTGGCACGAGCCATAGCTGCACGAGCTTCAGGAGGAAGATTTCCCATGATCTGAGACATACGCATATTTCCCAGATTCGCTGGAGCGTTGTTTCCTAAGGCACTTTGGAGCATCGACAATTGAAATGGATTCATAGTTGTTCTCTTCTTAATTAGACCCAACGATACATTAGGACACCATTGGCACCAGCGGCACCAACTTGAGTTCCGGCACCGGGACCCCCGGCACCAGCACCATATGATGTAGCTGCTGGTGCATTACCCGGGTTACTTGCATTACCACCTGTCCCACCTTTACCAAATCTTGTTGATCCACCACCACCTCCACCCGGGAGAGGTGTTGCTGAACCACTGCCTGCTGTACCACCTGCATTTTCTTCACAAGGACCACCTGCACCTCCGGGCTGATTCAACGAATTGGTACCGGCACCACCTGCCCCTGCTCCTGAAATTGCATCGACACCTTCAACAACTCCGGCTCCACCAGCAACACCGGGAGAACCCGCAGCACCACCAGTTCCACCTAATCTACCACCACCATTGCCCCCGGTAGTAGATGTAGCACCCTTACCGCCAAGTGTTGTCCAGACCGTGGTATCCCCAGTGAAAGTTGTATTACCACCATCTGTCCCTGCATTTGTGCCTGCTGTTCCGACTGAATAATTGTATGTATTCCCGGCTGTTACTGGGATAGTCCGACGCATGAACTCACCGGAACCAGCACCCCCACGAGCTTGTGCTGCAACGGATGATCCCACACCACCACCAGCCGCCTGCATGATCAGTTCCATGGCATTGGTGCCTGTAGGAGCAGCCGCAGTAGTTCCCGCACCTGTGGCGGTTACAACAATGAACTGACTCACACTACCACCACTTGCCGGTACTGCCCATGTAGAATCCTCTCGAAGGAATTTAGTTATACCACTCGTAACACCGGGATCAGGAACCGTACCTCTAGCATGACTTGCCCCAGAGGCTACAAAATCAGTAACTCCAATCGTACCTGTTGTGGTGATTGTGCCACCTGTGATGGGAGCGGTCGTTGCTATACTGGTCACAGTACCAGTATTGGTTGTTGCTAGGGCACTTGCACCCAATAACCACCATGCACTGATGCCATCTGATTCTATGAACACCGTGCCGTACTGTGTCGAGATAGTCTTAGAAGCGACACCATCAATCAAATCTGGTAATCCGGTATCTGCTGTTATGACAACTGTATTAGCGGTAGAATCTACTTTCTTGATAACATATTTCTTTCCCATCGTTGTAGAAGCTGGAGGGAGTGTAACTACGACACTTCCAGCAGTCGCATCAACAGGATAGAAATATGCATCACTTGCAGTGAATGATGCAGTCTTTGTGACTTCTGGTTTACTTTCACCAGTAGCCCATTTCCAGACCTTGAGGAACCAATTCCACATAGTGTCATCGGTATTCTCATTAAAGGGAGGCTTCTGAAGCATCCCACGTACCCCACTGACAATGCCTTTGGTAACTACACCCATGGAAGCAGGAATTAAGGCTGTGAGGGTCAAGACAGCCAGTGGGAGAGTCATCCCCCCACCCACATTAAATGTAGGTGTCAGTGCTGTTAAAGTCAACGTCGCCAGAGGCAGCGACATCCCATTATTCGTAATGAGTGTAAAGCCATTGAGATTGACTGCTTGCCCTGCTAAACCTGCTGCCCCGCCCAAGTTGGAGCCACTATCGTTACCCGGAACGGCAGGATTACCTCCAGACAACTCTCCACCATCACCACCGGCACCTCCGTCTCCTCGGTTGCCCGGTTCCCCAGCACCACCAGTGCCAACAGCCGATGCCGTTCCATTAGTGCCATTGACCCACCCTGCGCCCAAATTCCCGCCATCAGACCCCTCCCCTCCTCCTCCACCACCGCCCTGACCAACCGTACCAGAACCACCAGCACCACCTCCACCACCCCCACCACCGCCTTTGATAAGGCCATTATTAATGAGGGTAGTGTTTTCTGTTAACTTGATAGCGTCGCCACCATTACTACCAGCCTGACCGGGAAACCCAACAGAACCGCCAGCACCAGCGTTACCACCACGGCCAAGAATGGAACCATTGTTGATAATGGTAACTGTGCTACCAGCAGCAAAGAATCCGCCGTGACTCCGAAAAGCTGCCTGAGTTGTGGCACTGCCAATTACAACCCCTGCATTAACGGTAATAATAACATCCACAACGCCCGACGGAGAACCCGCTTGGACAAATGGATTATAGTTATTTACATTAGCCGCAACCGTGAGGTTAATCGTAGTCACTCGACAACCTCTTAACTATGTCCGACCTGAAACAACCCCGTGGCATTGAGTGTGAGGACCAAGTTGGACCCCGAAGCTGTCGCAGCCACGTCTGAGCCATTGTTATCAAACAACAGCAATAGAGGTTTCACAATGGTCAACAGAGTAGAGGTGCAGTAGAACACAGCATAACGGAATGCTGGAATACCAGAACCACTAGCAGTCCATGAAGGGTTAGCACAAGTGAAGTTAGTTACTGCACCAGATTGTGTCCATGCTACAGTGCCAAGAGCAACCCCACCTGTGGTGTAACCGTTCCCGTTCGCCAATTCATTCGTGAGGTCAGCATACACAGTATGGCTGGATGAAAAGGTATAGCTTGAAGTCAGCAAAGCCACCTTCATGGGTTGCGAGGCAATAGAGATAGATGCACTGCCTAACGTGCTCGTCGAAGCAAGGGAAGCATCCAATGCCTTCTTGCAAACGGAATCGTACCACTTCGCTAAAACCGCCATTATGCTGTTCCTTGTGCGAGGTCTAATTCAACACTACGAATTCTCATATCATCCTTAGTTTTGCTGATGACTGAGACATTAATAGCCCGCATCATACCCCAGTTGTTGTCATAGTATCGTTGATCGACTGTTGGAAGAACCAGTCTCCGCACTAGGGATGTAGCTCCCATACTGTCATACAGTGTGTCAGGAGTAGCTACAATATACAGTGCATATACACTGGCATCTGTCATTGTCAAGCCTTCCACAATCGTTTTAATCTTATTGATACGTTTCCGTCGTTCTGTTTCAAACCAATAGGTGTTCAAACACACAATCGCAGTGATCGGTTCATAGTTCTGATTTGCATCTACTTGTTGAGGATTGGTATCTATGTATGTACCAGACGAACCTTGACGTTGATTGAAGTATTGAACTGTGGTACCAGAAAAATCCCGAGCATCGCCAAAACCATCAGTCAAGGACCCACAAACAAACATATACTGCCGGTATGATCCGATCTGAGCCGCTGTGCTAAAGGAAGTTGCAGGACGTACATACGTAGTGTTGTATAACCCACTTAAGACATTCAAGCCCCACCAAATCTTGTCATCAAGACTGTAAGCCAGAACTCCGGCTCGCCCATCTGCCACTGCTGTAATTTGAAAGGTATCTGCTGCGCCTACTGCACCTGTTCCAAACCATGTGAGAGCATTATCATACTGTACTCCACCAATCAGCAAATGCTTTCTGGCTGCGAGTACTATACACTGCATATTCAACAGATGACTTTCTGAATTGGTTGATAGAATGTTAGTGAGGATGGTATCAATCTTCAGATCAGAAATCTTTGTTGGGGTATAGCCTGTCATCTTCCAGACACCAAATGAGTTATTCGATCCATAGGCAATCCAGTAGATTGTGTCATCGAAGTTCTGAATCATTCGGGGTGAGATAGCACCAAACTTAATGAATGCTTGGTCAGTTCTCTCCAGCGTTGAGCCGGGAGGCGGATCACTTGCATCATTGAAGAACTCTACAGAGTCTTTGCCAAAGGCCAGCAAATGGTGCATATATCTAAAGACCCCGACACCACTGTCGGGATACTGAGATGCAGTCACCGTTGCATTGGTATTCCATGTAGTCACATCTGGATTACCAGCAGTCGTCAATGAAGACATATAGATGAACCCATCCAATGTCATGATATAGTTGTGACCATTCATGTACTGAAAGGGACCAGTGATGATTCTAGGGGTCGCTAAGTTAGATGGGAAAGACCCATGACTAATAGTCGTTAAACTGGACGTTGTAAAGACCCCGCTGGAACTCACCGCGTAGTATCCAGTTCCGCTGGACTTATCAAACTTCTGGTAGCTAATCGCAATGGCTGGCAGAAGCGTGTCGCCATTGGTGATCTCCGTAATGTAAATCTGATCATTGATGGTCGTAGTAGCAATCTCACCAATCTTGATCGCGGTTAATGCAATCGGTCGGTATTGAATAATGTAGATTTTGCTGGTGGTGCTATCAAAGAAGGCTGCTACATAGATGTCATACAATTGAGTCACAACCATATTACAAATACAGACCATTGTGGCCGGTGTCCCAAATGCATTGATGGCACTAGTCAGCGTGGCTGAGATGGCAGTTGTACCGGGGCGCTTGACTACAATACTAGTGGTCTCTCCGGTGACTTGATTCCTATTAACAATTGGAAAGCAGTTTACGTATGCTTGACCTAGATTAGTCGAGCTAGTACCCGGAACAGCAACCTCAGGCTCTTGGTATAGTGTCAGCCGTATACTATCTTCCTGAGTCTGTAACGGGTGGTCCATTACTGACCTCCGCTAGCAGCCGTAGAACCTGCCCACTGTGTAGTTGGACGCAGGAACAGGGACCCTTCTTCCAAACCAAAGTTCAGGGCAGCTTGCTTGTGCTTGTCTGCTTTGTTCTGAATGAACCCCCGCTCGGATAGACCCACTCCATATTCAGAACTTAACTGATCAGCTAATGCCCATTTAATAGCATTGAACCAATATGAAGGGAAATCAGGTACGTCGCTACTAGCATCAAAATCTTCAAAAGGTTGATGAACCACAAGCCCAATAGTGACATTAGCGATGGAATAGGCATCGGGAGAGTTGAATAGAAAGAGTGTACCCCGCATCTGTGTACCAGAGGTATTACCAGCAGTGCCGGGAGTTTGATACCAGAGTTGATTGGGGGTGCCAGTACTGGTCTTGGGTGTCAACATATTATAAGCCTGTTGATCAATGACCAGCATGGGAGTGTCAGTAGCCGGGGAGATAAGAGAATCCCGCCTAAAGGCTTGGAGTACCTTCAAGGGTGCGGGAGTATCCACGGTAGCTCCACTGCCAATAGAATACTGCTCCGTGGCAGTGAGCGTGAAAGGGGAGATGGTAGTGATCTTCCAGAGAGGCATTCCATCAGTCTGCATCTCTTTCACCAAATCATTAAGGGCTTCAGCCCCCTCTGTTATTGCACTAGCTGTGGGGGTAGCACCCTGCCCTATTGCGCCGCAAATACGCAAGGCTCTGGTAATGATCTGATCTCGGGTAGTCGTGAGGTTTGTGGAGCCTGAGGTAGCCATTAGGTGCCATAAGTAAAGGAGATGATTAAGCCACCTTTTGTAGCTGTCCATGCTGGAAGCGTTACTGTAGTCGCTCCAGCCGATATATTAGCACTTCCGAGGAATTTGGCCTCTCGGGTTAGAACACGACAAGTGCCAGCCCCACCAGTTGTGGTGGGTAGGGTCATGGTAGTAGTAGTGCCATTACTTGATGTGGTGCTTAGTGCATCCTGCTTTGGAAGATTATCATTCGGAGTCAGGAAGTCTATGGTAGCCCTACCTGAGGTTGTATTGACAGGCGTGGTGCTGGTAGCTGTCAAGGTGTCCAGAATGTAGTCACCATTATTGATCAACTCCGTCTCACTTGCTTGCAAACTCACCGTCAGATTGGTGAAGACTGGAAGCCATGTCAGGTTGATATCACTGACATTGGACCGGATGAAGGGTAACAGATGCACATCACTGATTACTCGAAAGAAGTCCTGAGGATGGCGAGGTTCCCAATCATACTTGCAAACCATCAGCCCATCCCATCTGTGCTTTAGCTCAGATGCTTTGTACTTGAATTTACATACGTCGCATAATGCGTTGTATTCGTAACTATGGGTTACACTACGCATAGTTAGAGAGGCTCCCCATCTCCCCTGTACTGACGCAATCGGGGAAAGCCAGCACTGTTACTTCTTAATGAAGGGTCTGGACGTAACCGAGTAATGGCCGAATACAGCGGTTCAGAAGCACCTCCACTGGCATCACCAGCTACGGTTTCTCCTGCCAAAATTTCCAGCAAGACACCACTGTTGATGGCATCTACTGTGGAGGTAGTCGGCAAGGCAAGGGTCGTGGTTGCGGCACCTGATGTTGGGCCATCCTGTACATACATCGCTGCGGTGGTGCTGGTAGCTGTATTGTCCTGTACCCGGCTAGTAAAGGCCGGGTCCGTATTCGGACTCATCGTACCAGCAGCACAACCATTCAATCCATATACACCCAATGCCACCACAAGACTTGTGGGGAATGGGGTCAAACTTGCAAAGGTAATGTTATCGCTGAGGGCATTGGGACTCTGTGTAGAAGCCCCAATAGGACTACCAACTACCTTGGCACCCCGGTATGTGACAATATCCCCATACGCCAACGTAGTGCCTGCGACGGTGAAGTTGAATGTCTTGCCGGAGTCACCCGCAGCAGCACGATACCAAGCCACAGTTTGCCGTTGGGCTACTGTGTTATTGAACGCCTGCACAACCTGCCAGCCTTGCGGCAACACTGCTACGTGGTTGTCTGCCGTGTAAATGTTAGCAAGCAGTACGTCATCAATGTTGGTAGCCGGAGCCACCAACGCCAATGTCGCTGTTACTGAGGAGACAGAGCTACCAGCAGCTTGGAAGACTGGAAGACCCACGTTAGTCCTTCTTTATTTCGATAACCAAGAAACCATTAGACCCCAGTGGAGCAAAGTCTTTTGTAGAGAGCAGAAGCTTCCCAGTTGGTTGATCAAGCTGACGATCCTTAATGCCTCCGAAGTACCGGAAGTCCATGTAGAAATCGCAGTCTCTTGCAATGACAAAGGACGGCAAAGGTACCGTACCGTCATACGAGAGAGTCATGTCAAACCATGAAGACGAACTCCACATCTGGAGAATCGTCATGCGAGGAGGAGGAACTACAGTAAGAGAACCGACATAGCCTGACTTATCCCAAGGCTCTACAAAGTCATAGCCTTGACCATCAGGACCTACAGAATTTGGGTCTAG